GCTTTTAATAAGTTCTTAGAAAGTTTAGGTCAAAGCACATCACCTAAGGTTAATATAAATGAAAATATTTCTGAATCTGTTAACCCTAGAATAAAAAAGAGTGAATTAATAAACTACTTTAAAAACAAAAAATAATGGATAATAAAAGGATAAAACTTTTAGCTATCAGGTCTTTAAAAAAAGCTGACGGTGAAAGTAAGTTAAATGAGAGTCGTATAAAATATGATGATAATCATAATGAAAGAATGGACCCTACTCTAGCTAAGCAACTTAGGGAGCGTAAACATTCTTTGGGTAATCACCCAGCTTTTCCAGAAGATGATGAAATGCATTTTGAAGAAAAGATGATGTCTAAGAGATTTTCTGATGTTTTAAAAAGGTTTAAAAGACACCATGGCGTAGATGAAATTAATGTCAATGAGGTTACTAAAGGTCAAAGAGATTTGATGTTGAAAATAATCGATTTAGAAGAGTCTCACAAAGATGAGTTAATTCAAAAAGCTAAGGAGATGATTATGGAAGACTTTGACGTTGATGAAGGTGATTTAGTTATTGAAGCTGATTTAACAACAGATTTCACTTTAAATCTCGATAAAACTAAGATTAAGATGAACCCATCAACTGACATTGAATTTGATAGCCATGATGAGTTAGTCCAAGCTAATAAAGAAGTTTACAAACGTAGAATGGTTAATGCTTTAATACAAGGTTCAGCCAAGAAGGTTAATCATATGTTTAATCTTATTGACGAGGACCTACAAGATATGGAACCTGTACTACCTAGTTTATATTCTAAATTAATGTCTAGTGCAGATTACATGTATATGGTTCAAGATGATACTAAACCTAGAATGATAGGTGGTTTAGTTAATGTTGAATTCCCTAAGACTGAAAATGATGTACCAAAGATAAAAGCTCAAGCCATTTGCTTACCTGTATTGATACATGAGATGGTCAAGGGTCTAATGGAAGTGTTAGCTTATCACAGCCTACCTAAAGACCCTAAGATAGCCCAGTTTGTTATCGATAAAGCCGACTTTATGTCTGCTGAGACTTGGGATATGAGATTAGGTCCACCTTTATGGGAAAAATTCTTGGATGCGTTACCTAGTGACGACTATAAATTAAAGCATCACGTGTTTGTTGATTTGGTCTCATTACCACCTGAGAAGTTTAATGATTGTTTCAGAGAAATCCTTATGGGTTCAAGAAAGGGTAAGGCTATTGTCAATGATATGTTGAATGATGTTAAAGACGAATTAATAGATGACGAGTTCGACAATGTGGTAGATAGAATAAGTGATGATGAATTTTTAGGTCCAGAGGATTTAGATAATTTAGATAGTGGAACTTGGTTTAATAACTAAAATTCTATAAAATTAAGAATAAAGGGCGCTAATAAGCGCTCTTTTTATTTTAGATAAGTTTAGCATATTTATATAGAAAGATAGATGTTAACTGGAAATGAAATTTTAAATGAGTATACTAAGTGTTTAGTCGACCCATGTTATGCAATTACCGAATATTTAAAAACCTTTGATAAAACAAAAGAAGGGTTTGTTCCGTTCAAACTATTCCCTAAACAAAGAGATATTATAAAAGCCTATAAAAATCACAGGTTCACTATGGTTACTAAACCTAGACAGGCTGGTGTATCTACAACAACAGCTGCTTATGCCGCAGTAAAAGCTATATTCGCTGACCCTAATAACCCAGAGGCTATTCTAATTCTTGCAAATAAGCAAGATATGGCCTTTGAATTCCTTGATAAGATTAAAGATTTTGTTAATCAATTCCCTAGATGGGCATGGGGGTCTGAGTATTATGGTACTGAAGAAAAAGAAAATAAAAAGATTTATTCAACTGAGTCTAAAAAAGAACTTAAATTACCTAATGGTAGTAGAATTAGGGCTGTTGCTACATCTAAAAACGCATTAAGGGGTTTTACACCTACTTGGTTAATTATGGATGAGGCGGCGTTTATCGAAAACGGTGCTATTGTTTTTGGTACAGCTTTGACGGCTTTAGGTACTGGTGGTAGAGCTTCTTTGGTTTCTACACCTAACGGTATGGATTCGTTATACTACAAAACCTATGAACAGGCTATGAGTGGTGATAACGATTTTCATGTTATTGAAATGAAGTGGTATCAAGACCCTAGATATAACAAAGACCTGCGTTGGATTAATGAAGATGATGATGATGATATTATAGAAGAGGTTAAGTTTACGAAAGAGGGTGATTCTGAGGAAAGTGTTAGAGCTATCCACGAACACTACGACAAAATGTTACAGAAAGGTTATAAACCTGAATCTAGTTGGTATCGTGAAATGTGTCGTGGTATGAACAACGATAAAAAGATGATTGCTCAAGAGCTTGATGTATCTTTTATTGGTTCTGGTGGTGCTGTTATTGACGATAAATACATCACAATGCAAGAAAAGGAGAATGTTATTGAACCTGAATTTATTTCTGGTGATGAAAAAGAAATTTGGATATGGGAGGAACCTAAAGAGGGACGTCAATATATTTTATCTGCTGATGTTGCTAGAGGTGATGGAGAAGATTCTTCAACTATAGTCATTATAGATTTTAATACCATGACTCAAGTTATGGAATATAAAGGTAAATTGAGACCAGACTTATTAGGTAATTTGGTTAATGAATATGGTAGAATATATGATGCATTGGTGGTTGTAGATATTACTGGTGGTTGGGGTGTTGGTACTATTAACCGTTTATTAGATTTGGGTACACCTAATTTATACTACGCCGACAGTTCAAGCAAACCTCTAGAAAAGAAGAGTAGAACCCCAAAGAATTATTCTGATGAAGGTAAATTCCCAGGTTTTAATGTAGGCGCTGGTCTCAGAGCGCCTATTGTAAGTCATCTAGAAATGATGGTCAGGATGAATGGCGTAAAAGTTAGGTCTAGAAGACTAACCTCAGAGATGAGAACGTTTGTATTTAAAAACGGTAGGGCCGACCACATGGATGGGTATCATGATGATTTACTTATGGCTCTAGCTTATGCTTTATGGGTTGCTGAATACTCATTTAAAAAATTAAACGAATCTAAAGAGAAAAGTAAGGCTATGTTATCTGGTTGGATGGTTAATAAGGGTGAAGTTAGTAATGAGGAATATAGACGTAATGGTTTTACATCAAAAAAAGATAGAAAGAAGAAATTAACCACGAAACAACCTAACTTTAGTCACACTGTAGCTAAGAATATGCAAGACCCTAAGGGTAAGTATATGTGGTTATTTAGTGGTTCAAGATAAACAAGTCAATAACTTGACATATTTACAATATATAGTATCATTAATAAAATAAATTAAAATGGCAGAAAAACCAACAGTATTTCAAAAATTAAGCAATGTCTTCGGTAAAGAGGGGATAAATCCAGAGGTTAAAAAAACCAATAGATATTCATTGGGTAATGGTACTGAATTACTAAAAACTAAATCAAAAGAGGAATACGAGACTACTAAGTTGCAAGCTCAACAAGATAAGTACTTACAAGGTCAGTGGTCTAAAGTAGATGGTGAGCTTTATCAACAAGCAATACACTATGAAACAACTAGAGTTGGGTCATATTCGGATTTTGAAACGATGGAATTCTATCCAGAGATTTCTGCCACATTGGATATATTCATGGAAGAGTCTACAACCCCTAATGATAAGGGTGATGTAATAAACATATACTCTGGTAGTAAGAGGGTTAAAAGAATATTGCAGGATTTATTCATTAATAGATTAGACATACACACTTCACTACCTATGTGGTCTAGGAATTTATGTAAGTATGGCGACAACTTTGTACACCTAAACATTAATAGTAAAGCTGGTGTTGTTGGTGTTAGACAGCTACCTAACTTTGAAATCGAAAGAAGAGAGAATGACATTAGAGGTGTTATATCCCCATCGCAACTATCTGATGTAAATCAAGATGAGGCTAGAAATAAAACACAATTTTATTGGAAGAGAAATGAGATGACATTTCAATCATGGCAAATAGGTCACTTTAGACTATTAGGTGATGATAGGAAATTACCTTATGGTACTTCATTTTTAGAGAAAGCTAGGCGTATATGGAAACAATTGATACTGGCTGAGGATGCTATGTTAGTTTATAGGGTAACTAGGGCACCAGAAAGACGTGTCTATAAAGTTTATGTTGGTAACATAGATAATGAAGACGTTAGTGGTTATGTTGATGATATTGCTAATAGATTTAAGCGTACCCCACTTATTGACCCTCAAACAGGTCAAATGGATGTCAGGTATAATCAATTAGGTATTGACCAAGATATTTTTATACCAGTTAGGGATGAAAATGCTCAAACCCCTATTGATACCTTACCTGGTGCTCAGAACTTAGACCAGATTGCTGATATTGAATACCTACAAAGAAAGTTATTTACGGCGTTAAGGGTACCTAAAACCTTCTTAGGTTTTGAAGAAGCTCAAGGTGAGGGTAAGAATTTAGCATTGCTAGATATTAGATTTTCTAGAACAATCAATAGAATACAACAAGCCCTTTTACACGAGCTGAATAAAATTGCTATAATTCACTTACATTTATTAGGTTTTACTGATGATTTAGATAATTTTACACTTACATTAAATAACCCATCTACACAAGCTGAAATGCTTAAAGTTGAACATACAGCGGCCAAGGTTAATCTATATAAAGATGCAGTTGCTGATTCTGGAAATGGTTTTGGTGCAATGTCTATGACTAGGGCTAAAAGAGAGATATTAGGTTGGAGTGATGAAGAAATAAAACAGGATTTACTTGAACAAAGAATTGAAAAGGCTGCGGCTCAAGAGTTAGAAAACACAGGTAATGTTATTAAGAATACAGGTGTGTTTGATAACGTTGATAGAGTTTATGGTGATATGGAAATGGCCAGACTAGGTGGTGTTGTTGATGAGGAAGGTGACGGACCCGATGGTGGTGGTGGTAACACTGGTAGTGTCGGCGGTGGCTTTGGTGGTGGCTTTGACGATAATGGTTTAGACTTAGATGATACTGACGTTGAAGACGGTGGTTTTGGTGATACCGAACCTTTAGATGACGCTGGTGCGGATAATGCCGATGTAGATACTGAAGACACCACTGATGAGTCTAAGAAAAAGAAAGGTAAGATAATTAACGAAAATTTAAAACGTAACCCTAAAAATAGTTCAGTTAATAAATTCATTAACATGTTAGATGAGAGTAAAAAGGCTGAAAAGAAAAAGAAAAATGAGGTAACTAAATTTTATGATAAATCAGTTAAATTTAACAAAACAATGGATTCTATGATAAATGAAATTGATGATAAATTGGGCGAGACTGAAGATATTAATGAGTAAAGTTGTTTTTTATTGCATATTGACCATATTTATAATAAAAAAGAACAATGCAAAATTTTGGTCAAATACATGAAACTTTTAAGGATATTTTAATAGATGGAATCGTCGAAGGTAATAATAAAAACAGAAAAGTTTTTAAAGCCTACGCTAAAACCCTTAAAGAGAATTCAACACTAAGAGTACAATTTGAAGTTTATGATAGTTTAGAGAATAAAGTAAATGAAGACTTGGAAAATTCTAAACTATTTGTTGATGAATGTTTATCTCTATTGAGTAAATTAGATGTTAATAAGGTTAATGAATGTAACAATAAACTAACTAAGTTTTTAAATAAGAACGGTTATATGTTAATTGAGGATTATGACAATAAAGAGTTACATGAGCACATCTATAGGTTAACCGTAACACCTAGGTCTGCTAAGAATTTATCATCTATTGTTGAATCTAGAATGTACCTGAATAATTTCACAGGTAAAAAGATTATGACTGAGAACACTAAGGTTGAACCTTACACTAATAAATTCTTGGCTCCAATAATGATTGAGAAGTTCAATAAAAAATACTCTACTGTTTCAGAAAGTGAAAAGAAAGTTATTAGAACCATTATTAACGGTGATGAATCTCAAAAGAAAGACCTTTACAAAACAACAATAAGAGAATGTTTAGATGTTGTAAATACTAAATTGAAAGAGGAATGTTCAATTGAAGAAAAAGATACTTTTTTAAGAGTTAAAGATAAAGTACTAAGGTACGACTATAATCCAGAGACTTTTATTAGTGAAATGACTGAGCTTAGTTATTTAAAAGAAACATTAAATTAAAATGACTCATATACTATTTCAAGCAGATGTAAACATAATTAATTGGTTAGTGCAGCAAGCGCCAGTGGTGGTTGTTATGGGTGCTGCTATATACTGGTTGGCTAATAGATTAAAGAAAGCTGAAAATGATAAAGACGAGTTAGCTAAAGACGTCATCAAACTTACAACCCTATGGGAAGAAAAGAGTGATGAGTTAGACGTTAAGAACGAAAAGTTAGGTGAGAAAAACACTAAAGTTAACGAAGAAATTTTAGTTTTATTAAGGGAAATAAAGATGATAGTTACTAAAAGAGGTTTATGAACAGTTTTATGGATAACATTTTTGGAAAGAAAAATGAAAATTACAATAAGGCCGTTGATGGTCTAAAGAAAATCAAAGATAAGTTTGATGGTTTAATTATGTCCTTCCCTGACGTTACTCCAATAGAGATTGTTTTAGTTACAGACACATGGCAAAAATTACCTAAAGAGATTTCTAAAGGGGTTGAAGTCATGATTCTTAAAACGAATATGAGTGAATGCAAAGTTTTTATTACTAGCTATGACCCATACTCTTATGTGATACCACATAAGCATGACGAAAGATATGAATATGGGTTAATATTAGAAGGTACTATAATTAATGAAACCATTGGTTGTGAATATAAAAAAGGTGATGTTTATAAGTTTGGACCTAACGAGATGCATTACTTGGTTTCTGGCCCAAAAAAAGCTTTAGTTTATTCTTTACACTCTAAGAAGTCAAATTTAGATGATTACTTTCACCTATCCATATAGACAAAGCATTAAAATCGCTTAATAATTTAGAGATATTAAAATAAAGTTTTACCAAATATTGACTAATCCATTTTTTTCCATTATACTTGAAGTATGAAAAAAAGCAGAGGTACAGAGAAAGAAATACAAATCGATAATAACTTAAATACACATTTTGGTTCCGTAGACAAAAACGACCCAAAGAGCATATATATCAAATTTAGTTCGTGGTCCAACACGATTAGTTATGATGAAAGTAATAATTATAAGAGGATTATTACTGACCTAACTAAAAAAATTAAAAGTTATTTATATAGAGATATAAACACAGATATATTCCATAACGATATAGTTATCGTGGATATGGATATGAGAGAGTCTGGGATATCAGGTGATAAACCTAGTTTCATGAGTTGCGAAGTGACTCTATATCAAAGAGGTAATTATAAACTGAATAATAATACGTTGTTGGATGAAATGAATAAGTTAAGTGAAACCGCATGTAAAGAGATATTTAATAGACATCGACATTTCGAGTTTTATAAACATAAGGAAGAAGCACTAAAAGTAGCAAATGAAAGCCTAATCGTTTAAGATTAGGCTTTTTTTATTTTATTAACATATTTATAGACAAAGCATTTAAAGATGACCAATGATTATAAAATATTAAGAGGTGGAAAAACTGGTAGCGGTTTATTGATTGAAGGTGACGCTGGTTTTATTGAACCTAGTGACATTAGAAATAAATCTTTTATTTCAGAAGTTAATAAAGCTGGTAATGGCCTTGTTATGGCTGAACCGTTAGTTCTATTTGTAATTCTACAAAAATATGGTATTGAAAACAGAAATGGTAGGATATATCCAGAAGACATTTTAAGGAGAGAAGCGAACAGATATCAAGAGTTAATTGACCAAAGATTATCTATTGGTGAATGCGTACCAAGAGGTACTGAAATATTTACTAAAGACGGTTGGAGGGAAATTCAGGATATGGTTATTGGTGATGAGATATTCACTTTAAATACTAACACTAATGAATTAGAAGTACAATCAGTTTCTAGAACCACAGATAAAAAATATAATGATGATATGATTCATATATACAACTCTTCATCATTAGATATGTTAGTAACCAAAAAACATAAAATTGTTTTATGGGATAGGAATGACAAGCCATATATTTTAACAGCTGAAGAATTATATGATAAAATTAATAATGGTGATTCTAAAGTCTCACATTCATATATTAAAAATTCAGGTGAGTGGGTTGGTGAGGATTCTAAAAAAATAAATATCCCGAATTCGAATTATGAAATAGATTCTGAATTATGGGCTAG